TATGAGTTCCAAATTTGGCGCTATTAGCCATGCTGGGACATCTACATTTGATAAATTAAGCGTAAGTCTCAATAAAGTGCATTCTGGTGCAAGAAATGCCAGCAAATCAATTGGTGAAATTGGTAACCAAGTACCAAAAAGCGTTGGAAAAATCGAATACCTTGAGTCTAAGTTAAAATTGCTCGAACATCGCCGTAGAATTGCGGTTGATGATTCTCAAATTAGAAAGTTAAATAAAGAAATTGATTACACACAAACACGGCTAACTAAATTAACTACGGTTAAGTCTGGTGGAAGTATGTTGGGAGGAATGCTGCCAATGTTGGGTGGTGCAGGGATGATATTGGGAGGTGTTTCTTTAGGTAAATCAATGATAAGCACCCGTGGTGAAATTGAAAAACACGAAGCTGTATTAAAAAATACACTTGGAAGCGAATTGGCAATGCGTAAGGCAATGGATGACATTATTGTGTTTGGAGCTAAGACGCCATTTTCTGTAAATGAACTCACAAGTTCTTACGTAAAATTAACCAATCAAGGACTTCAGCCCACAATGGAACAGATGACTAAATATGGTGATTTGGCTAGTTCTGTTGGTAAATCATTTGACCAATTAACTGAAGGAATTATTGATGCCACGGTTGGTGAGTTTGAACGATTAAAAGAATTTGGGATTAAGGCATCTAAAGAAGGTAATCAGATTACCTTTATGTTTAAGGGTCAAAAAACTGTGGTAGATAATACTTCTGAATCTATTCAAAAGTATATTTTATCACTTGGTGAAATGAAGGGAGTTTCTGGTTCCATGGAGGCAATCTCCAAGACGTTAAATGGGCAAATCTCTAATTTAGGAGATAGTTGGGACCAGTTATTAAATACTATGGGTAAAAGTCACGGTGTTTTTAGTTCTATTGTTTCTGGATTAACAGGCATAATGAACCACATTACTAATGTAATGAAGGTTGATGACCAGTTGGCTAATCGTGGTTTTAAATTGCCTGAAAAGGATTTTGCAGGGCAATTAAGCCAAAGTATATGGGGTCCTGATGCAAATGATATAATGATGAAGTCTAAATTAGTAGGCTTAAATGCTGGTGTCAATGAATTTTTTAAAGATTTTGATAAAAAACTTGCTGCAAATAGTACAGATGTTTTTGAACGATCAAAAAAAATAGGAAGTATAATCCGTTCTGGATTAGGAGAAGATGCATATTTAAAGTTTATGAATGAGTTTATGGGTCAAGTAAATTTAACAAAAAAAACAGCAAATCCGTTAGTTCCTGACGCTCCAGGTGGAGGACCAGGAGGAGGAAAAGACAAAAAAGATAAATTAACAGCTGGCTTAGATTCTGTGTCTGGAGATAGTGGTAAGATAAGAAATTTAACCATAAATATTGATAAGCAAATTGAAAAGGTGGAAGTAAATAGTACAACAGCAGTTGGTGCTATTGGTGATTTTACTGCTAAATTAAAAGAAGCATTATTAACTGTCGTAAATGACGCAAACTATGCTGTGGAATGAGTAGATATCAAGTTTTAATTGATGTATTTAACTTAAACAGGAAAGCAGTAGTCTATTCACTGCCGGGTATGCCATTGCGTTCAAATTCTCAATACTATCCAAAACAAAGCATAACATTAGATGCACAATCTAAAAATAAGGCTGGCATACCTTATGTGAGTGTGCTTGGAACTCCTGTGTTTTCTAATTTAATTATATTGCCCAAAGATGAAAGCAAAGAATTAAGAATTGACGCCTGCTTGATCACTTTAGATCAAACAAAAAATATTGTAAAAACAGAAATTGTTGGAAAGCCTGGCACAATTAAAGAATCTATTGCAGCCAATGATTGGGATATTCAAATACAGGGAATGCTCACTAATTCAAATCCAAATGAAAGCCCGGATATTGCTTTATTTAAAGAATTAATTAAAAAAAATGAAGAATTGGTAGTTTATTCGCAATTTTTACAGGACTGGGAAATATATAATATTGTAATTGAAAGTACTCGTATGCCACAGAAATCAGGATATGTAAATACATTGTTTTTTGATATAAAAGCCAGCTCTGATGAGCCTGTGGAACTTAAAATAAACGAATAATGTTTGCTCTAACTAATGATATAACTATTGGGAAATATTCATTCAACTATATTGTTGATGTTAAAATAAACACATCTACAGATCAGTTGACAGATACAGCTATTGTTACTGTGCCAAATAAGCTGCAATTTCAGGGTAAACCAATAGCTGTAGGCGATAATAAGATATTTAAAAGGGAAGACAAGGTTGAAATTAATCTTGGTTATAATGGACGCAACAATGTTGTTTTTACTGGATATATAAAAAATATAAAGAGTGGTAGTCCAGTTGTATTAGAATGTGAAAATGAGATGTTTTTATTAAAAAAAACACCCATTACAGCGACTTATGCAAGTGTTACACTTGATGAACTTCTAAAAGAACACCTTCCTTCAGGGTTGACATATAAAGCGGTTAATGTTAATTTGGGAAAATTCCGCATCAATGGTGCAACATTGGCAAAAGTGCTAGAAGAAATTAAAAAGAGCTATGGTTTATATTGCTATTTCCGTGATGGAAAGTTGTATGCAGGGCTTCACGACTATGACGAATATAGAGTAGAACACACCTTTAAATTTGGCAAAAATATTATTGACCAGGGAACTGACTTAACCTATAAAATTAAGGAAGATATTAAGCTCAAAGTGAAATGCATTAGTATTTATGATGATAATACAAGATTAGAGGTTGATTTACCTTCAACTGATGCTGAAGGAGAGTTAAGAACGCTTTATTTTTATAACAAGACAGAAGCTGAGCTAGCAATGCTTGGTAATATTGAAATTGAAAAGCTAAAATATGATGGCTATTCTGGAAAATTTGAGGCTTTTGGCGAACCATTTGTAAAAAAAGGCGATGCTGTTAAAATACTTGATGATAAGTTTAAAGAGAGAGAAGGCTTGTATTTGGTGAAGGCTGTAAATTATCCATTTGGGTTGGGCGGTTATAGACAAGTTATTGAAATTGATAAAAAACTAAGCAGACCGCAATTATGAGCAATTCTAGTGAAATAGCTAAAATGATTAGAAAGATTTCCGAATCAGGAGACGAAGTTTATTGCATCACTGGGAAAGTTGTTTCAGTGGATGAAGTCAAAAGAACCTGTGTGATTGCTCCAACTAATGGGAAGGCTAATTTGCTTGATGTGAGACTACAGGCAACGCCAGGATTAAAAAAAGGCTGTGTATTAATTCCTGAAATTGATAGCTATGTTCTTATAGGCTTTATAACAAAAGATGAAGCTGCTGTTTTATTGACTGAAAAACTGACTAAAATATTGTATGATGTTAATTTGATTGAGTTTAATGGCGGTGAACTTGGAGGAATGGTTAAATTGCTGTCGATGGTAAGTCGTATGAATATTTTAGAGAATGATTTAAACACTATTAAAACAGCGTTTAATAGTTGGGTACCAGTTGCACAGGATGGAGGGGCGGCGTTAAAAACAGCATCAAGTAGCTGGGCTACTAGTTCGTTACAAAACACCAGTCGTTCTGATATTGAAAATGAAAAAATAAAACAATGAGAAAAGATATACTTACTAATGATGATGGCTCTTTACAAATAGCTCAAGGCGATTTTGTAATTAACGTTGCAGATGAAAATCATATTCAAGATATAGTGTCTTGCGATAAAAATCACTATAAAGCCAGTCCATTGATTGGAGTTGGTATTATAAAAAAACTAAAATCTCATATATCACAAGGCATTGTCCGAGAAATTAAATTAAATCTTGCGATGGATGATTACAAAAAAGCAAGTGTGTCTTATGATGAAGAAAAAAATATTAAAATTGATATAAATGACTAATTACACTATAAAGGAAGGTCAAACTTTGTTAGATATAGCTGTTCAAAAATATGGCAGCATAGAAGGTATTGCATTTTTACTGGAAGACAATGCAAGCATTATAGAAGTTACTGATTCTTTAATTAGTGGCAATGTGTTGATCATAAGAGATGATTCATACATAATTGACCAAACTGTAGTTGATTATTTAAAAGAAAAATCAATAACTCTTGCGACGGGGCAATAAAAAGCCCCCAGATTTCAGTTAATTTTCCTCAAAACTTTCTAAAATAGTCATACGACCGACTGGGGGCAATGCCTTACGGGTTATAA